TCTCGTCGTCTGACGGAGGTTGCAATATTGCATGATTACGCCATTGCATTATTCAACAACTTCAACGTCAATTGCTTGTTCCTTGATCTTATTGGCAATGCGGGATTTAGCTTCAGCAATCATCTTAGCAGCATCGTCAATACTTGCCCCCTTACGGTGTTCTACGATTGTACTTGCCATGCCAGAGAGCTGTCCAGCTTTATCTGTCATAATACCGATAGTCAACGCGAGACGGTCTGGTGAGATCATCTTTAATTGCTCTGGGTCGTTGGACAATTGTTCTGCTTTCTCGAACAAAAGATCTGTGTACTCAGCCGCAGCAATTGCGTAGCGTTTAGAGAACTCCTTACGCTTTGACTCAAGCGTGTCGTTATGCCGCCATTCTAGCGATCTTACCAACTCATGCGACACTTTGCACTTCTTAGCAATGACGCTGATACGTCCACCCTGTGCAAGCATCCAAAGGATCTGTGCTGCTACGTTGGGATTGTAATGCTCAATTGAGTTGCGGGGGAACAACTTCGCACGTTCCTTAACCTCAAGAAAGAACTCCTTAATTGCCTGTTTACTGTCAATCTCAAGAAGTTCGTTATCGCTCATGTTATTTTTCCTTATTGGTTGAAGCACCACTTATAGCTGACGATATGCTTCTGGCAAGAGCGGGATTGTTGTATTTTCAATTAAGGTTTTTTAACAGGCTTTTTATCAATCTCGTTTTGCGCGTTGGATTCGCTTTGTTTTATTTCGCTAATCATCTTAGTCATTGCTCCAGCAAAAACTGGATCGTTACCCATGCCATCAGTAATTGCAGAAACTCCAGCTTTAGTGGTCAACATTTTTGAAATCATACTTGAATATGCTTTCTCTGTTGCTGCTGACCCAACATCTCTAGCAAGAATGTCTAAAAATGGTTCTAATGCTCCAATACCATATGCTGCTGACATAAGGCGATTATTAACAAACGATCCAAGCCCTTGAGCAACATATGCTGAAACTCCACCAGCACCAACAACTGCTCGCACTTCATCTTTGCCCATTCTTTGCCCAGACACTTGTGATGCTTGAATCATTTTTTGTGCGGAAATGAATTTGTTAGTAGTGTTTTCTCCAAGAACTAACTTCATCTTCTTTAACAACTCCCTGCCTTCTTGAGTGGATGCTTGTCCTGCAACTTGACCAACATCTTTGAGGAATCTGTCTGCATCGGGCATTGTTATATATGGTGCTTTAGCAAGAGGTTTGCCAGTTCCAGAATAAGAACCAAGAAGTTCATACATAAAGTCTTTAGAAAATGCTTTTCTTTCCTCAATTGGCATTGAATACCATACTTTAGAAACACTTCCAGATGATACACCTGATGAAATTGCAGAAGATGCAAGCTCTCCATTGACAAGTTTATCCCACTTGTTTTCTAATGCTAATCCAATAATCTTGTCATCAGCTAGTTTTGCAGATTGTTTTTCAAGTGCTTTTTTCTGAGCAATAGTGGAAATGACTTTTCTTGTTTCTGTGTCTCCAAGAGCGGATGATAACATTGAAACATCTTCTTTTGTAAGGTTGTCCAAATTTAATTTTTGAACTTGGAATGTTTTATTAAGTTCATCTAATTTCTTAACCATTCCAGCACCTTTTACGTCTCCCCATAAGGCCGTAACCATTTCTGGGTTATAATTTATGCTTGTTGGCGAAATACCTGCTTTTGAAGTAAGTCCGATTTGTGAAAAGTAAGCCTGTTGGAGTTGATCTCGTATTGCTGGTTCTGCTGAATTACCATTAGCATCTACTTTTAGGCTTACGGCACGAAGAACATCTCTTGCATTTCTAGGATCAGAAATAGCGTTATCAACTATTTGTGAAGGAGTAAATCTAGCATCTCCTAGTGATTGTTTGAGTATTGCTCCAGGCGAAGATCTCTCATAAAGCAATCTGTCTTGAACATGAGATGCATTTACACGACTCCACTCATCAGTCATTCCGTTTTTCTCAGCAAGCTGATCAACATACTCACCAAAATCTCTGGAAATTTTAGAAGCAAGATTTTTAGCGGGATCTCCCTTTCCTGCTGCTCCACCTTCTGGAACTGCTTCTGCTAATTGTTGCCTCAACGAAGAAATATCTTCAAATGTAAAAGCATCACCAGCAGTTGAAAATCTATCTAATTGATCTTGAATTTCAGGTGTTAATTTTATCTCGCCACTTTGCAGTTTGTTTTTTAACTCTTTTGCTAGCGCAGAGTTTTGTTTCTGAGTATCAATTCTTCCAATTAAGGAATAAATGCCTTTATCATCAACTGTTTTAAAACCTTGCTCTTTAGCTGCATAAAGCAACGATGAGATTTTTCGTTTCGCTTCATCAAAAGAAACACTTACACCTTTTTTATCCATTTCGTCATAGAAACCTCGATAATTTTTTTCGTTTATCTGTATTTCAGTCTGTTCGGCTTCTTTAAGGAATTGACTCAAAGTGTTTCCTACTGGTTCTTTTTCAAAAGCAGGAACCTGCATTTGCTGAAGTCTCCTATCAAAATGCTCAGTTAAAATTCTTTTTGCTCGTTCATCTTTGCCGGCAATTTCGTCAATAAGACTTGATTGTTGTTTCCGTAATCTAGCAATACCAATTTGTGACACTTGCTCTGGGTTTCCTGCTTCTTTCCACGCTTGTGTCATGAAAGCAAGTTGCTCCATATTTTTGTTTAACCTTGCAGCGTTTTTACTGTTTGGATACATCTGAGCAAGAGTTCTTTGTGCTTCTAGTGCTGACTCTCCAAACTTAGCACCAACAGGAACCTTTATGTCATAACCTGACTTTGCAAATTCTTGTTCTGCCGAAAGAAGTGTTCTGTTTAACTCATTTGTAATTGGTCTTCCCATTCTCCTAGATAAGAATTTTGCCGTTCCTGCTGTTGCAATATCAATAGGAAATGAAATTGCAGCGGTAAGACCTTGCCTGCCTAGAACTTCTAGTGGTTGGGCATCAATACCCATTGCTTTTCTGATTGCCATATCCTGCAATCCAGATGTTGCTGCGTAACCACCAGTACTTAATGCCGCCGCTCCAAGAATGCTTGGCGCACCAGCAATTGCACCTCCAATTGCAGCAACGGTAGGTAACACTTCTTTTGCGGCAGTTGATATAAGTGATGCAGCATCTGCTAACGAGTTGCCAAATTCATCAACCTTTACAAGTTTTTCTCCTTTTTTAACAAACAGTTCGTTTTTACCATCAATTACAACTGGTTGAATATCTGGATACTTGCTAGCCAAAAATGTTATGCGATCTTGATCTGTTGGTAATGCAGAAAGTGCAAATCTTTCTTTCCCGCTTAATCCAGAATCAACATCAATATTTTGTGGGTCAACACCAAAAACCTTGCTTGCATTTTCAATTAGGTTTGAACGTGTTTGCTCTCGGTTTATTCTAGGTGTTTGTGCAAAATCAGCAAACGATGTTGGATTGACAGGAATTGGTAGTAATTCAGTTTTAGATACATATGATCCTTCTGAAAGTTGTTTTGCTGATTCTTCTTTAGATAGTTTTAACTGGTTTTGCTCATTTAAATTGCTATCTGAGTATGCTTTTTCAAGAGTTGTCTTAGCTTGGTTAAGCATGACAAGATCATCCAAGAATTGCTTTCTTTGCGATTCGTCTGTTGATGACTCTAAAGCAGACGATGCTCCATTGATAGCATCACTAATATCCTTTGCTTGCTTTTGAAAATCAATATTTTGAGCCATTATCTTGGTGGTAAATTTCTTTTAATTGCTGCCTCAATTTCTGGACTAAAAAGTGGTGGTTGACTTGTAGCAGGAGCAGTTGGCGTGGAAATATTAAGATCTGACAACATTTGATTATATTGATCTTCTACTATTTTATTGTTTTCACTTGTAATAGTACCATCTTTTAGTGCTGCTTTTCTTTGCTCTGGAGTTCCATTAACTCTATTGAATAGTTTGACCGAAGCGTTTTTAAGTCTTGCTTCAAGATCTTGCTTGTTTTCAGCCGCATCAAGGGAACCAAATTCTTGCATGAATAACGGCCATTCTTGAACTGTCATGTTTCCTGCTGCACCACCTGTTGGAGACGCTTCACGCAACTGATTTATTTTATCTAATGCCAAATTGGCTTTCAATGTTCCAAGCCTTGAGACAACCCTTCCTGTTTCTGTCCCAGGTAACACCCCGCCCAATATGCTTCCAAGTTTAGCACCAATCGGACTATCGGGAAGATTGGGAATCATTTTAAGGGTTTCAGAAGCAGTATTAACAAACTCATTAACAAAACTACCTTGTTGTTGCTTTCTTGCTTCTGTTGCTTTTTCAGTTTTCTGACTTACTCCTGCTCCACTAATATATTCAACACTTCCATCTGGATTTGTTTTGAAAGAAGTTCCAGAAGGTGGAGTTATTGGATATGCTCTATTTGTTGATGTATCAACCTGTCCTTGTGAACCATATAATTTAGATTCCTCAGCGTTAAACGGTCTGAATTTTTCTTGTGTAACATAAGAAGATCCAGCAGGCATAATAATCTCGTTGCTTACCATGTTTTGGTTTGCCGTATCGGGTGGGACAACAAGTTGTGGTATAGATGCGTCACCAGAAACTGATGGTACAGAATTGTAATTCATGCTTACTGCTGGGGTTGGAACATTTTTGTCTGGCAACACCATTCCGTTATTCTGATCTGAAGTTGGTTGTGTATCAGAAAATGCCATACCAACATTTGGATATTGATTTCCATTTAAGTCTTTGAATGCGCCATATTGGTCAGTTTGTCCAACAACTTTTATAAGTCTTCCTCCAATATTGATTACCTCATTGTAATTAGTCCACTTTGACTCGTCTGGTTTTTGTGACTCAATATACCTATTTTTTTCCATTGCCGCTTGTTGAGCATACCTACCTTCTTGTGTGTCAAGTTCTCTACCTTTCATTCCAAGATTGAAAGCATTACTAATGGAATTTGATGCTTCTTTAGCGTAAGCTGCTGCCTCAATAGGGGAAATATTAGGATCGTTTATCTTTTGCAGATACGGAGACAAACTTGATTCAATGTCAATACCGAGGCTTTTGCCCATTTTGATTGCACTCTCAATACCCGTGACACTTGCTTTGATCCCAGCATCAA